CGGAATGCCAACAATAAATGGTAAACAGGCAACTACATTTAGAAAAATAGATGAAATGGGTAATAAAGATGTCCATTTTATTAATATCATAAAATTATACAGAAATGCAACATTCAGAAAAAGAATAAATGCATACCTATTTGGAAATCCAAACGGATATAACGCAAATGATGTTGCAAAATCATTAAGAAATATGGGATATGATGAAATAACTCAAATGGAAAAAGAGTTAAACATCAAACCTAATTTTGATGAACAAATGTTAGAATTATATAACGATGTTGAAAAGTATATATCGGAAATTAGTTTAAATACAACACAAGATGGTGTTCCAGATGGTGGATATGTTCCAAAGGGAAGAGTGAGAGTTTTAGATGGACAAGATGGTGTAAACAAAGAAGAAGAGTGGTATACAAATGGTGGATATACTCAAAAAGATTTTCCAAAAGCAGATGCGATATTTGGTGATGATGAAGCCGAAGAAAGAACAGTTAGATATACAATTAAAAATCTTCCTGATGTAGATTACATTGAAACGGATTTTATTAAGGAAGGATTATTATTAGAAGGTGGTGCATATGGTCATATGTCGCATCCATTTGATGATATGGATTTAACTTTTGGTGATTTAAAAGATATTATAACAAAAGCACTTAATGGTGATTTAGGAGTAGTAAGAGAAAAAACCGATGGACAGGCATTAGCAATCAGTTGGAAGAATGGTAGATTGATAGCAGCAAGAAATAAAGGACATTTAGCAAATGCCGGAGCAAACGCAATGGGTATCGAAGATGTTGCATCAAAATTTGGTGGTAGAGGTGGATTAACTGATGCATACAATTTTGCAATGAGAGATTTATCAGCAGCGATTAGTGGTTTATCAGAAGCACAAAGAAAGAAGATATTTAATGAAGGACAATGTTTTATGAATTTAGAAGTTATATGGCCAACATCGGTTAATGTTATTCCTTATGGACAGGCTTTATTAGTATTCCATAATACAACTTGCTACGATGAAAAAGGTTCTGCTATTGGTGCAGATGGAGGAGCAGCTGGAACTTTGGCTGGAATGATTAAGCAAATAAATGCAGATGTTCAATCCAAATATACAATTCAAGGACCACCGATAACCGAAATTCCAAAAAATGAAGATTTAAGTTCTAAACAAAATAAATACATTTCTAAATTAAAAAAACTTCAATCTGAATTTGGATTGAAAGATTCGGATAATGTTGCAGATTATCATCAAAGTTGGTGGGATTGGTGGATAACATCAAACGCACCTGTTAAAGTTGATAAACTTACAAAAGAAGCATTGATTAGAAGATGGGCGTTTGGTGATAAAAGTTTTAGATTAAATACAATATCAAATCCTAAATTACAAGAGTGGGCAATAGACCATGATAAAGTAAATGTAGTAAAACAACAAAAAGATAATATTAAACCATTCGAAGAAATATTTTTGGGTGTTGGTGCAGATGTTTTAGAATTTGTTAGTAGTGTATTGACCGTTCATCCTGAAAAAGCAATTCGTTCAATGAAACAAAAATTCAAACAAGTTGCAAATCAAGTTAGAAGCACAGGTAATCCTGCACAAATACAAAAATTAAAATCAGAATTAGAGAGATTAAATCAGTTAGGAGGTATAGATAAAATTGTTGCAAATGAAGGATTGGTATTTTTTTATAATGGTAAAACTTATAAATTAACCGGTACATTTGCACCACTAAATCAAATACTTGGTATTTTTTACTCTTAATTTGATATATATTATAATAATAAACAGTTACAAAAAGGAATATTAGTATGGCAAAAAGAAAAAGTTTTGATGAGAAAAGTAAAGGAATGCACAAATCTCGTAAACTCATCATAGACACGGTTTTTGGAAGAGAAGATAATACTCAAAGAGTATTTGGTTATGAAAAGGTAGAAGATACTACTAAAAGAGAAGTTGGTGAAAGATGGACAGATGCCGATGGACAAGAGTGGGAACAATTTGAGGGATTTAAAAGTAAAGTTTCTCAAATGGATGATGTTAGAGAATATTTAAAAAAATTAACTACATGTCATTCAGAAAATTGTCCAACCGCAAAATATTCTCAAGCTGATAAAAAGGCAGTAGCTAGAACAGGATATTGTGTTGTTTGTTTGAGAAAGCTAGAACAGGAGTTGAGAAACGATGGAACATGGCCATTTTTTGAAGATTACAAAATAACTTTAAATAAGTTAGCATTTGTAAGAGAAGAAAAACAAAGAATGGAAGAAGTATTAGGTGGAATCAAAGACCATTTTGAAACCGTTACCGAAGATGGTAGACTTGAAAAATGGACTTGGCAAGTGGATATTGAAAAAGTAAAAACGGATTTAAAAAAAGATATTGATGGAGCTTATGATGCTATCGAAGCATTGATAGAACGTAAGTTAGCATTAGAAAATAAGTTATATGAATTAAAACACCCAGAATTAGTAAAATAAAAAATTATGAAAAAATTATTGAATTTAAAAAACATTGCAATCGCAGTATTAGTCGTTATCGTATTATTGGAATATTTTAACCCAGGTGGAGTTATGCCAGGCAAAACTATCAGAATTGATGGTAAAAAATACGAAGTATTAAAGCACACAATCGACACCGTTGAAGTAGAAAAAGTAAAAGTAGTTACTAAAAAAGGAAAAGATATTGTGCATGAAGTAATTGATGTGGACACATTGGTTTTAAAAGAATTAGTAAATGTAGATACAGCAGCATTACTTAAAGATTATTTGGCAAAAGTGATTTATAAAGATACCCTAACTTTAGATGGTGGATTAGGAACTATTGCATTAACCGATACTATTACAAAGAATAGAATTTTAGGTAGAACTTGGGATGCTAAAGTAAAAGAAAGAATCATCAAAGAAGAACTTATTGTTAAAGAGCCAGCTAGAAACCAAGTATATTATGGTTTCAATGGTGGATTTAATAAAGCAGATGTAGTATCACATGTTGGTGCTGGTGTAATCCTTAAAACCAAAAAAGATAAAATTTATCAATTAGGTGCAGGTGTAGCAAATAGAACTACCGATGGAACTAACGGAACATTATCACCATATGTTGGGGCTGGTGTTTATTGGAAAATTAAATTGAAGAAGTAATGTCAGTTCAAGGGCAACCAAAAAAGACCCTTAAAGAGATAATTGCTGAAGAATATCGTAAATGTGCGTTAGACCCCATTTACTTTATGAAAAAATATTGTATTATTCAGCACCCGGTGAGAGGAAAAATACCCTTTCACCTTTATCCTTTCCAGGAGGGATGTTTAACAGATTTCAAAGAAAATCGTTTTAACATTATATTAAAGAGTAGACAATTAGGTTTATCGACTCTTTCTGCCGGATTTATTCTGTGGAAGATGTTATTCAACCAAGACTTCAATGCATTGGTTATTGCAACTAAAGTAACGGTTGCAAAAAACTTAGTAGAGAAGGTTAGGGTTATGCACGATTTACTTCCTATTTGGTTAAGAGATGGTAGTAATAGTTCTGTGGAAGATAATAAACTTTCTCTTAAATTAAAAAATGGTTCACAAGTAAAAGCAATCGCAAGTTCTCCAGACGCTGGACGTTCGGAAGCCTTATCACTATTAGTTGTGGATGAGGCGGCATTCATTAGAGATATCGATGAAATTTGGTTATCAGCACAATCAACTCTATCAACGGGTGGTTCTGCTATTGTATTATCAACACCGAATGGTGTGGGTAACTGGTTTCATAAAATGTGGGTAGAGGGTGAGAATGGAACAAATGGTTTCAATTGTATCAATTTACATTGGACAGTTCACCCAGAAAGAAATCAGGCATGGAGAGATGAACAAACTCGTATCTTAGGAGTTAAGGGAGCAGCACAGGAGTGTGATTGTGACTTTGTCAGTTCAGGTGATACTGTCATAGACCCACAACTATTAATGTGGTATAAAGATACATACATAATGGACCCCGTAGAAAAAAGAGGATTTGATGGAAACCTTTGGGTATGGGAGCATCCAAATTACAATAGAGCATATATGGTAGTTGCCGACGTTGCTAGAGGAGATGGCTCGGATTTTTCAACCGCACAGGTATTAGATATTGAAGATTGTTCACAAGTTGCCGAATATAGAGGTAAAATTGAAACAAAAGATTTTGGAAACTTTTTAGTTGGATTAGCAACTGAATATAATAATGCACTTTTAGTTGTGGAAAACTCAAACGTAGGATGGTCTACAATTCAACAATGTATTGATAGAGGATATGGAAATTTATTTTATATGAGTGTTGATTTAAAATATATCGATGTTCAAAAACAAATGAGTAATAAATTTTATAGAGATGAAAAGAAAATGGTTGCAGGATTTTCAACTACTTCTAAAACTCGTCCTTTAATTATATCCACATTAGATACATACATAAATGAAAAAGAAATCCTAATTCGTTCAAATAGATTAATAGATGAATTGTTTACTTTTATTTGGAATGCAGGAAGAGCAGAAGCAATGAAGGGATATAATGATGACCTTTCAATGGCACTTGCAATTGGACTTTGGGTTAGAAATACCGCATTGAGATTAAAGCAAGAAGGTATGGATTTGACAAAAACAATGCTAAATTCAACACAAGTTACTCAATATTCGGGTATTATGTCAACAGGTCATTTAAAACAAAACCCATATGAAATGGATTTGGGTAAAAAAGGAACTGAAAATTTACATTGGTTATTAGGATAATTTTATATTTATAAGTTGATATGATAAGATTAATTGACCTTTTAGATGAAGACCTTAGAAAATGGTTTGGTAAAGGAAAGTGGGGTGGTAAAGGTGGAGGTGGATGGGATAGATATAATTCTAGTGGTGAAAGAGTTGGTAAGTGTGGAGATGGAGAAGAAGGAGATGCATATGCGGCTTGTTTATCATCTGCAGCAGCATCCAAATTAGGAAAGAAAGGTAGAGCAAGTTTTGTAAAAAGAAAAAGAGCAAAACAGAATGATAAAGGTAGGGGTGATAAAGGAGATGGAGGAAAAGGAAAAGCACCTGTAAGAGTGAGTTGGGATAAAAAGGGAAGTGATA